ATTAGTTGACTCACTCTGGCCGTACTGAAACTCAATTTCTTCCCAAACAGAAATGACTTTATCGATAGCTTTCGCCATATCCTTAAAGTCACCATCGTACTTTCCTCCAAGCGCTTTGTTAACACCCTTATTCACCGCTGATCCGACTTTTAGTTGATTCTCTAAAGCATAAATGCGTTCAGCTGCCATTTTTACACCTGAGCTCATGGTAGCTTCATCAAGTTCGACTGATTCATTTTTCCCAGGTTTTGGATCATCATCCATATCAAAATCCCCGTATATAGCTGTTGGCGTATGAGCCTTCTTAAAAGACCAAATTGCAACAACCGTAAACTTATCGTTAGGTGTAATTTTTTTCCCGGGGTGTTCTCTGTCTTTAAACTGAAATCTTGCTGCAAGATTTTTTTCTAATGCTACAGAACCACCAGGGTATTGTACCGCATGACCGCGCCATAAAGACCGGTTAGAGAATTTTGCTTTTGGATATAGTTTAATAACATCCTTCATATTAATGTCGGGCTTTATAAGTTTCTTATCGAAAGTGCTTACAAACTCATACTTTTTTTCATCAATTTCGGCCGATTCACCAAGGATCTTCTTGGCTACATCTACATCCATTTCAGTAGGGAATTTCTTACCATCAAATTCAAACTCGTCATCACCAGCAACTGCGGCTTTTGCGGCAGCTTTAGTAAATTCATTTGCTTCTTCGATGTCTTTTTCTGTAAGAGGAGTTGAGCCACGACGTTTTTCTTTATCAATCGAATGAAGATCAACAAAGTCTTTGTCTGAAGGCTGAACCTCGGTTTCTTTATTCATAACACGCTTTACCGCTTCTGCGATACTTGCGAGTGCTTGGTCTTGTGGTTTCATACTAGTTTTTTTGATTTATAGTTATTTGTTAGCTTTTAATTTTTCTAAACGCTCTGCTTCTGCACGTTTAATTTTTGGCATTAATTTTTTTGCAATCTTTTTAATAGCTGCTTTTTTCTTTTCAACTTTTTTGTCAAGTTGTATTTTCTGGGCGAATGACATAGATGCGTAATCTTGGCCATCAGGAATGAATTTATTACGGATAATAGCAGTGGCCTTCTTTTGTGCGCGCATTTTTAATTGTGTCGAAGAAGCTTTTTTACGCATTGCTATTTCACGTTTCTTTTGTATCTTAGGCATTAACCTTTTCATCTGACGACTTCTAGCAACTCGTTGAGAAGGTGTCAGTGGTTTTTCAATAAGATAATGTTTAAAAGAAATCATTTAGTCGGGTGAACCAGTAAAGATCCAGGCTAAAGTTGCAACGGCCGTAGTAATTAATGCAGATATTGTAGTCCAAACAATAGACTTTATAGTCTTTAACGTAGATTCATTGTCGTGCTGTACATTTTCAACCTTACGCAGTCTTTCATCTTGGTTAACCATTTTTTGTAAAATCATACGTGTAGTTTCATCAAGTGAAATAATTTTTTCTTCAGCTCTTGCCAAAGCAATTACTGCTTCTGACATTCTATCGATTTTTTCTTCAATACGATCTAGTCTGTTTTTATCTGATTGATTCATGTCTCCCATTAGAATAATGCTATTTATAAAATTTTAACCTCCAAACTCGTGGCCAGCCACACGCTTCATTTGTTTCTCGAATTCTTTAAAATCAGGCTTTTCTTTATAAAGCTTAATTGAAATTTCATCCCGCTCCTTTCCTTTAATGCGCCAAGTGTAACCTTGTTCTTTATGTTCGGGCTTTGTTGTTTTTATTACACGTCTTTTAAAACCATCTTCCCAAGTTTCTCCTTTATATTTGCCTTCTCCCTCGTCAATAGATTCTTTTCGAACCTTTGCTGCTAAGTCTTTATCTGCTCCGCCCCACGTGCCTTTACTCTTTGTAACAAAAGAATTGACTCGTGCATATGCCCATTGATGAGGAGTTGCTCCTGGACGGTGACCTGATTTCCATGCAGCCATACCGCGATCAAATACCTTTTTTAATATGCCATATGGCATACCAGATTCTTCTGCTTTTTTCTTAAGGCCGGCAATTTGTTTTTCTTCTAGTGGTGTAAGCTTTTTGTATGCTTTAACTAACTCATCAGTACCTTGATCTAGAGCTTCTTTTTTACCAAATTTTTTGTGATATGCTTTTGTGTGCTTAGAAACCTTTGTCTTTGCCCGAGCATCTCCAGGTGCAGGTTTATAAGAATTCGGATTGTCATCATCCATTTCCGCCTGTTTATTAAACTGTGCTTGGCGTTTTGAACTTGTTGATTTTGATAAACCCTTTTTGTATGCTGGCTTAAGTTTCTCAACAAAATGTTTTTTATTTTTTGAATCAATAATATAATTTGACTTTCTCTCTTTAATCAAGATTTCTTCTTCAGACTCGGTGATTGCACTATCTCCTACATTGAATATTTCGCCTGAAATATATTGCTCTCTTTTCTCTGAAAGACTTGGGAGCTGAACATGCTTACGGAAGCTAACCATTTCTTTTAATCCCATTCTTTTTCGAATCAGATTAAATAGTGTCATGTCTTCTCCATATTCCTTTGGCAATCCTTGAGTAAATGCTTTAAAGTCACCATCAATTGCTGCAGCCCGCATTTTAGAAGCACTCATTCCTTCAACACCTTCTGCATCTGGGTCTCTTTCGCCTGCTGAAATAACTTCTATACCATCCTTAAAATCATAAAATCCGTGGCGGCCTTTTACAGCATTATAATTCTTAAGAAGTTTCTGAAACTCTTTTATTCGGTCAGAGCCAACAACCATGGTCATCTTAGTAAATCCCTGATCGTGTAAAATAGAAGCAATGTGTAATGCAGTTTTTGCATTTTTATCTTCAATGATGTTTCTTCCATGTTTTGGAAACATCTTACGCATAACACGAATTTTCTCTTTATATTTAAGAGGATTCTTTTTAGAATCGTTTGATTGAGAAGCGTATATACGATATTGATTTCCAATAGCTGCAGCAGCCACTTTGGTTATAAGCTTACCGTGGCCAACAGTAGGTGGATTAAATCTTCCAAACGTAAAAACTACTGCGTTTACGCTGTCTTCATTAAACTGCTTAAATCCTTTAATATCGTTTATTTTTTTCATCGTTCCCAACCTTTAATAACGTCTGGTGAAAAATTATTTGTAGAAAATTCTAATCGGTCAACTAGTTTGACTGCTCCATTAGTATTATAGTCAATTGCAACAAATCCTTCTGAACCTGTTACTTTAAAACCTTTTTTTGTTCTAATGAAAGTGTCAATCTCTTTTAACTTATCTAATTTATTTATAATAATCAACTTGGCATCAATAATTGCATTCATTAGTTGATACATCATATCAAGGTTCTTTCTATTTTCCTTAGAAAAGAATTTCATTTCGTTTTCATTCTTCAGTGCTATATCTCGTTTGCCTTTATCACTTTTGCGCTTTTTGTACTCGGCCTTATGTTTTTTATCAAACCAAGCAATTAAATCATTTACATGCTTTGCAGTATTTTCAATACGCTCACGCTTTCTTACGAGTGTGTTATTGAATGTCTCAAGTTTAGTAGCAAGTTCTGGATTATTTTCTAGCTCGTTAAGCGTTGTCGACTTAATCTTTTGGAAGATTTTACCAGCTTTTGAAAGTTGCTCAGTAACTTCTTCAGTATCCGCTTTAGTTAATGTTGCGGTACCAGAAAGATTTTTAAGATCAGCGTCTTGATACCAAACTGTTTTTTTCTTTTTAAGAGAAGAAACGTCTACACCATAAGATGCAGTCATAGATTCAAAACTATCACCTTTGTAAGTTGTATGCCATACAACTCCTAAATTAGCCTTTGAAATTGTCTTTTCTAAATCAGAGCCGGAAGGAACTGCATAAACGAGTGTGTTAGGCTGAAATGTAATATATTTCTCACCATCGATAGTTTCAGATTCAAGGTCTCCCTTTGTAAACATAATATCTCCCTGAATAACGTTTTTAATACCAAGATCTTTAAGTTCATTGAATGCGATTACTAATTTGTCTGCTAAGTCGCCAGATGTATCGTTTCTCACATCGGCCTCTGACTTATAAACCTTTGGATCTTTATTAAAAATACCTTTTTTTGCTACGAAAAACTTACCATCTGAAGGATCAATTCCGGCAAATACCGCAGGTGCACCGTCCCATTTTTCAGTAACATTAGTTGAAGAACTAACTTTACCAGCTAGCATATCTCTCAAAGAACGAAGAGCGAGAATTGATTCTCTTGCTCCCTTAACTCCACCGTAAATAACACGATCTTCGATATGTGTCATGTGAGTGTTTTTACCTGCACGAGATGCTTCTAGTATACTGTCACATATATCAACACTGTCCAATAGGTCTGTTACGGTTTTACCTTTCTCCCAAAACTTACAAGACCAATAGCGTGCTTTCCACTTTGGGCCGGGATCTGTATCACATTGATGACGTGCTCTAAATCCGGCTAATCGACCTGGGCTATCGCGTTTAATATCCATATTAGGATCTCCAAAGCCAAGTTTTATAACGTTGCCTTTTTCGTTCTTTACATAAACGTAAAACTTTTTCTTTTTATCATCTGAACGAAATGGCTTATTTAGAGTAACCTTTCGGCCGTCATATTCTGCCTCACTGAGATGTTCTATAAATGATTTCATTAATTAAATAATTTCTCCAGTAGATTTTGGTTTCTGACCTTTAGGAAATATACCTAGTCGAACATTTAAAATTCCAAATTGGCCTCGGGTACCTTGATATCTTGCTACATAATAAGCATCGTATTCGCCCTTAGGTTCTTCTCCGTTGTTTGCAGAATGGTTTGAAACAATTTTATACGACTTACCAGATTTTTTTAATTTCATCTTACCTTGGTGAAATTCGTCAACATTATTCCGGCCTCGATCTTTTCCATAATCAATACCCCAAACAGATTGGTGAATAACATTTGTGTCCTTAACTTCTCGCCAAAATGATTCTTTTTTCTCTAATCCTTCCGGCCGGAGTTCCATAATGTCTTTAATAAAGCGTTGAACTCCTTCCGACTGCTGGAGAACCGGATGAGTAATACCCCCATATTGTTGAAAATCTTTTGCAGATTTACCTGCTTTATGTGATATCCATGCTACCTCGTTTCCATCTAAATCTTGTATATGAAAATCAGCTTTTGGTGTACCAGGGGTTGACTCCATTGATACTACATTGTTTATTCGGCGCTTCCCAACTATAAGATCTAAAGTGTGAACTTTATCTTTTTTCATCACCTTAGCCATTTCATTTTGAAATGCTGCAAGGTGCATATCTTCAGCAGCAGTTCCTGCTCCTACGCCTCTTCCTCCAAATTCTGGAGTCTTATAAAAATCACGAGGATATTGTACAACTACTTGCCCTTTGTCAAGAATTCCTTTAAATTGAGCACTAAACCCCTTTTTATCAAATTTCTTCTTTTTTGTTTCTTTTTTAAATGACTCTTTATCAATTATAACATTTCCGTGTGTAGTAAGAAATGCATCACCGTTTTTTACTTTATCGATGAAAACCGAAATACGAGCACCTCCCCTTTTTGTAAGATCGTTGTGTTTTAAAGCGGCGTATGCTGTAGATTCGTTAAAAAATGTTAAAAAGGATTTTAAATTAATCATAATACCCATAAAATTAGTATGTAATATTTCTATTTATAGAGAATTAGCTTTTAATAATCCACCCAATGACACTTTTTCCATTTACTTTCAAAAAACCATCTTAGAAAGAGACCTCTCTCACGGCCGTGTGCTTCAATTTCCCATGGATGATCGTAGTAGTGTGTGCTTTCAAAGTTTACTTGTTTACCTTTCCACTTACAACATTTACTAGAACGAGCTAAATCTTTAAGCTCTCCACGGGCATACTGCTTAACGTGTACCATCTCATGACAAACAGTTTCTAACATCGATTGCAAGCTCTGAGTTGAATCAACTCTTATAGTGAATTCTCTAGGTCGAACACACCTATCATCCTCCCAAATACAATCACCTGAGAGCGACTCCTTTTCTTTAAGCCTAGGTATGAGAGTAATATTAATACTCAATTTACCTTTAAGCCTAGGCATTAGCCTTTCTATACAATATTTGGCAACAGAACGTGCCTTTTCTCTTTTGTTTTTACCTGATCCTTTTACCCTAACCATTCTGTACTACCTATTATAGCATATTTAGAGCGGTTTGTACACACGAAAATGGCCTAAAATTGCCTTTTTTTAGTCTTTTTCGGCCGAAAACTAGATTCTGAAGGCCGAAAAGTCATTATTTGCGGTGGGTGCTGGGGTAATTTCATCACTGGTAAGGGTTTGAGCCGAATCTTCAACATCGTAAAGCCTCATCTTAGATCTGTCAATACCAACAACGAATCTCTTATTTTGAGTTGGATCATTATAACTATTCTTTAGTTGTTTTACCATCAGCTGATTCATACCCTCTAACTGCTCAGTAGAAATAAGTGCCAACATCAAGTCCGCGGTGGCAGGAAGACCAAATGACTCAGAAGTATCTGTCAGCTCAACATCTGTATTACCAAAGCCTGAACGAGTAACTTGAGTAGCTGACCAGATTGGAACATCAAGCTCAACAGCTAATCCTCTAAGTTCTTCAGCAATTGCTTTGATAAGAGAATATGTATTAACAGAACCGCCTAAGCCTTTAATACGAGCCGAGCCCATAATATTAAGATAATCAACATAGACAACATCAGGCTTAAAGTTTTTCTTAAGCCGAAGCTCATCAAACAGAGCCCGGAAATGACCGACGTGCGCTGTAGCTGTAGGATATTCTTTTACGATGAGTTTGCCTCTAGACTTCTCCTTGAGTTTGTTAACCTTGGTATCAAAAAGTTGTTGAGGCAACGTCTCAAGTTGATCAATCGGGACATCAAGTAAATTTGCATCGATGCGCTCAGCAATCCTTTCTTCTGCCATTTCGAGAGTAACGTATAATACGTTGAGTCCAGCGGCGAGATTGGCACTAGCAAAGTGACACATTGCCAAACTTTTTCCCACACCCGTACCTGCCAATATGATGTTAAGAGTTTTATTCGAAACACCACCTTTCGTAATGGTGTTAAGGAGCGATAGGTCGAAAGGTATTTTATCTTCTTGAGCATGATAGAAATCGTATCGTTGGGTTGAATTTTCAAAATAGTCGTGGCCGACATTTGTATCAAAAGACACTTGAAGTGCCTTGGATAGTATTCCGGGGATTGCACCATCCGTTAGTTGTTTCTCCTTTCCATCGATGATGCTTATAGATTTGATGATAGCAAGATAGACTGCTCTATTCTTACACCATTCCTCGGTAGAGTTCAGTAGCCATTCTCTGTCAACATTCTCATGATTACTCAGATCAGTGATCAAATTATGAATCTCATTCTTATTTGGCTTATTTATCAAACTAGACTTTTGAAACTCAACATCTAAAGCAGAAGGTGTAGGAAGTTTATTATAGTCACTTAAAAATTTTAGTATAAGTTCATAAACGGGTCTATGCTCATGTTCAAAGTATTCGGGCTTTAAGTGCGGCAAAGATTGTCGGCAAAATTCTTCATCACTCGTTAGATTCTTGAGTATCAGCTTCTGTAGATTCGTCATTAACTTTTTCTTCGATTAAAGTGATAAGGATATCACCCATAAAATTTTTAAACGTCTTAGATTTTTCTAATTTGTTTTTCTTTTTTCCCTTAGGAACTTCGTTAATTGTAAAGTCAAATTTAACAACTGGTTCATCAACTGTTCCTTTAATTTCAACTTTACCGTAAGTGTATATTACACCAGTATAAGGCCCATGTACAACCTTTAACGCATATAATTCACTATCACCCTTTTCAACAAATTGAATATAGCGGTCGACATTTACTTTATTCGCTGGCATCTTCAACCTCCTCTTCTGCTACCATTTCTACAGTTCCTACTTTAAACCTTTTTTCAATATGCTGTGCAAAGTCGGTCTTTTCAAACACTGGTTGCCAAAAAGCCTTTTCTAAAGTTTGCTTAGCACGAACATTTCCAGAAAGCTCTTCACCTGTTTCAGGGTTTTTTGCCATATACCAACCGTTTTTAGGCTTAACAACATATTCTCCTTTTAAGGCTACATCAAGCAATCCAGACCATTTCTGGATTCCACCTTCCCAAGAAACTGAAATCGGAATTTTAGATTTTTCTTTGACGAATCGTGACTTTTCAACATTAACCACGAAGTGATATCCCTTAATTTCAGTTCCATCTTTTTCTTGTTGCCTTCCAATGATCCAAACATTATCGGCAGAATACATTACTCCAGTTCCTCCTGAAACAACAGCTTTCGGAAACATGCCTTGTTCCATGTAAGTGTGGTTAATAGCAAGAAGAGGAATATCTTTAAGCGTTAATGTCGGCGTAATCATTCTAAAGAGACCTTTAAGAGCTTTTGCTCGTGTCATATCAGCAACTGATTTCATGTTCTCGGCATCCTCAACTTCTTTTTTAGAAGCAATATTTCCAACTGAGTCAATAACAACAATAACTTTATCTTTACGATCAATCTCATTTAATTGATGAACAATATCGAACTTAAGTTCCTCAATGTTAGTAACTGGAGTATGAAGTACTCGAGAAGTGTCAATACCAAAAGATTCAAAGTATGATTGCGGAGAACCAAACTCTGAATCATAAAACATAAGAACTGCATCTTCGTGCTTTTTCAAATAAGCAGCTGCCATTAAAAGCGCAAACGAAGTTTTAAAGTGCTTAGAAGGGCCAGCTAAAACTGTAAGCCCTGAAGCTAGACCTCCGTCGATTGATCCAGAAAGTGCAACATTAATCATTGGCACTGGTGTTGTTGTCAGTTCTTTTTCAGAAAAAAGCTTTGATTCTGAAAGAATTGCTACGCCCGCAGACCGGGAAGATTTTTTTAATTTATCTAATAGTGACATATTTTTTACGTGTTTTGTATGTGCATATTATAGCACAATTATACTACTTTGTAAATAGCAAACTTTAGAGATACTAAAGTTTTTTGCAGAGGTCTTGGTATTCACCAATGCTTAAATTATTTATTTCGAGAACTTTTAAGTCGGAAGGATGATACTTAAGAGTATTAAATGATTCGACTAAACCTAAATCTAACATAGCTTTTTGTCTGCCTCTAGGATGATCATTAATTGCACATGAAGACCAAGTAGTGTCTCGATCTACGTGATCGTAATGAGTACCTGGTCGAACATAATTTTCTACCCAACGAATAAAATCGCAACAAACATCTTCAGCATTATATGGAACAGATCCAAGATCTTCGTAAACCATATCCATGACAGAATCTAAAGTGTTCTGATCTTTCTTTTTTCCCTCTATCAAATACGATATGCACTCCACTGCGTTAGTTCCATAGTAAAAATGTGATTCAGAATTAACGAACTCTGGAAACCAATCAGCAATATCAGCCAAAAACGCTGCGTATTGAAATTTGTATCTGCATAGCCCATTTTTTTCATTCCATTCAAACATCCAATCTCCCATTTCACGGAAGTTGCGCTTACCTCCATTTTCAAGCCATGATGCCATCTCATCAACTAATCTAGGCGCATATGTTGAAAGATAATAATCTCCTCCTCGTTTATATCCTTCTGGAGGTTTAGGAAACTTTGGGAACTGATAGCCAATTGAAGTGTAAAATGTTTTTCTATAGTGCGGTATCATTTTTGCCATTTCAGCAACGTTGTCGCACGTATATAAATCAAATAAAATGGTATTGTGATAACCTGAAGGAATTGTGCCGTAATTAATTGCAGAACCAGTAATTCGATGAACTAAAAAAACATATAACCATTCTCTGAGGCCATAAACGTTTTTTCGATCATCCCACTTAGCTATCATGTATTTGCGCTTATTATCCGCATGGCCTGCTTGGATCTTATCATAATAAGGATGATCCGTGGAAGAACCGTAAAATGCATCGTTAACAATTTGCGAAAAGCCGGCTAGCTTCCTTTCTACAACATCATACAACTGAACGTTATTCATCAAGTCATCACTTGTTGAATCATCATAGTCGTTCCAACCCAAGTTAGTTTTAGCTTGTTGAGCTTCGGCGAGTTTATAGTAGCGCTTAAACTCCTCGTAGTACTTAGTTGTTTTCATTTGTTTTATTATACAAAAAACTCGTTGATTCCCCAATTTTCGCTTCTATAGTAAGTCGGAGCAATATGAAAACTTGAGGAGAGTTCCATATGTGTTTTAGCATATTTTTCAGGATCCATGCGATACCATTCTTCTGGAGGTCCAACGATTCTCTCTTCAGGCAAAAGATCGTGCAAGTGCATAATAAACTCACCGGTAATATCTCGCCTATCTTCCCATGATCCATAAAAAGGTTCTCCTTTATAAAATCCGCTTTTTGGTATTCTTCTTCCTACAAACTCAACCGGCACTGGTTTAGCAAAAAATGGGTTGTTTGTGACAGTATGCGCCTGATCAACATACCTTTCGATCATAGATTTAGATAAACCTCCGTGTCGACAAACGTGATGACGAATATCAATTGACCCAAAGCAAAAAGTAACTGGCGTGTCGAACGACATAAATTTGTCTCTTTTGGCTGAAACATCACGCATGAATGTTTCTAATCCTTCGTTTAAAGCACCATGAAGAGTTTTACCATCGTTACGAAATACAACGTCTCCTTTATTTGCATACGCTATTGTATGAGAATCACCAACAGTAATACCGTCATATGCATTTTCGAGCTCTTCCATTTTCAGTGAGTTAATCCATTTGCATTTTACAGACAATCTATCACACCAAGATTCTGTTATTCCTTCATATGTTGTTTTAGCTCCAATTCTTTTTCTAAGCATCTCACCATAATCAGGCATTTCGTGATCAAGAGAAACAACTTTTTCGGATGTCATGACACGATTAATCCGGTCAAAAACATCCTTATTGGCACCACCAAACAGGTTTAATGTTCCTGAAAAATTAGCACCATGCTCAATATAAGCAGTCTCATGATACTGATCACATTTATGGTCAATCTTAATATCTAAAAGATCAGACCATTTTTTAGCCCATCCATACACATGAGATTTTTTATTTACTGGTATATTTGATATCGGATTAACTATCATCCCCTTTTACAATTTCACGGTTGAGGAAATCATGATTTTTACTTTGGCCTTCGATTTTACCTCTAGAGTATGCTACAGCAAATGAAGAATAATTAATTAAATCTTTTAGTGAGTCTTCGATTGACTCAAAATTTGGTTCGTA